TAGTGAAATTGATTTTCTGCTTAGCAACGATATCGCGGAAAAGACTGCGCAGGTATTGGTGGCGTTTCCGTGGGCATCCAAGTTAAGCGAGCCTCGTCGGGCGGTACTTATAAACATGGCGTTTCAGATGGGCATCAGGGGTCTTGGTGGATTCCACCGAATGCTTGGGTCTATTGAGGACGGACAGTACAGCGAAGCAGCAATGGAGATGGTTGATAGTCTCTGGGCCAAGCAGACACCGGATCGTGCAAAACGGTTAGCAAAACAAATGCTTACAGGAGAATGGGTATGAGCCTTGACCCCCTCACCGCTGCGCTAGACGCAGGCAAAGCAATACTGGATAAGGTGTGGCCGGATGCTGGGGAGATGGAGCGTAGCAAAGTGCAAATGGCACTCGCTATCTACGCCGGTCAGGCTGAGATCGTCAAGGCAGAAGCACAGTCAGAGCATTGGCTTGCTGCTTGCTGGCGTCCCATCCTCATGCTGACATTCGGTGGGCTGATCGTTGCCCGCTGGCTGGGATGGTCCGCGCCTAATATTACAGAAGCCGAGGTGCTGAAGCTCTGGAGTATTGTGGAGCTTGGTTTGGGTGGTTACGTCATTGGGCGTAGTGTCGAGAAGATTGTGCCTGCTATAGCTGGGGCGTTGAAGAAATGAGTATCTACCTCGCAGGGAACCCCGCCGCCGCTGAGAGATCACGGCAATGGCGTAAGCGCACGGGGCTGAAGCTGTCTAAAGCACCACTTACTGGTGTGTTTGGTATGGCCTTACCAAAAGGTTTTGACCACACTCAGGTGTACTGCATAGGGCGAAGTCGGGTGATACTTACTGAACCTTATGGGAACGGCCATGATTTATTAGAAGAACTCTATAAGCTTGCAAGGCAGTTTGCATGGAGGAATATTGAGTACTGCGTAGGCGATAGAGATCGCAGCATATGGAACCCCGGTAATTGCACCCCCGTACTGATTGGGGTAGGTGGTCATGGGTTTGATCTTTTTAATCTGCTTAATATGCTTCCCATGACCCGCCATAGACTACTTAAAGAACTCCTGCCTGGGTTGAACGCTTTGTTTGGTATGGATTATGAGGCGTTGAAGAAATGAAAGACTACATCGCAGGGGACAGCCAGTGGCGTCTTCCATCGCAGGGTGCTGACCTACCCCCGACAGGTGCGAAGTGTTTGATTCTTACTAAGGGCGGGGTGTGCGTTGTCGGCGCGTGGGGTCAGGGGTGTGTGGCTTGGGCACCGCTCCCGAGGATGCATGACGAGGTGCGCAATGCGCTGGACTCAGCAGACATTAAGCAACGCATGGGTCAATGGCCGAGGGAACTATGAACGAACGGATCAAACAGTTAATGCAAGGCTGCTTTGACGTTACGGTAGACCACCGAGGCCGGGAGGACTGTAGCACAGACTATGCCGGCGTTGAGAAGTTTGCCGACCGTATCATCATGGAGTGCGCCGAGTTGAGCTCCGGCTATACCGGCAACGTTAAGCTCTTAATCTGTAACCATTTTGGGATTAAGCCATGACCGAGCGCGCTGCGTTTGAAACATGGTGCGATGAATATTGGGATACAAGTGCGTACTTGCACAAAAGCAAGACATGCGGGGAGTGGGCGGCTTGGCGGGCTGGGCGTGTTGACCTGCCTGTTATTCTTGCGCAGGTTGACAGTTTGCGAACCGCCCTAGAGCGGCTGTTGGACGCGCAAAACAAAGAGACGAAATTGCAGGCCCGCACACTGCTACTGACGCTGAAAAGATTTGGAGTTGAGCCATGATTGATCGTGAGCTATACAACTTAATGCTTTTTTTGATATGGACGTTCGTAGTGTTTTGCTATGGCGTAGGTTGGGGTAGAAAATGACGCAGGGGGACTGCTGCGGGGAAACGTGCAAACGAGCAATGCTATGTTATGCCTGTTCAAAAAAGTTGGGGGGACTAAACCCAGGAGACGTTTTGCGCTGCATTGAAACCGACGAATTATGCACGGTGTGGGCTACATCCACATCTGGCAAAACGCTGGTTAAGTGGGCCAGTAACGATTTTGGCACGTACACGGCAGACCAGATTGGTGAGTTGTTCTGGATTGAACGCAATGACTGAACCCATAGCATATATGGTGTACACAGAAGACGGTACGTCTGTGTATGTAACCGATAACCCAACCGATATTAAAGAGGACCAACGAGCTTTGCCGCTTTATACGAAGCTTGAGTGGCAGGGGTTGACGGATGGAGAGATACACGATTGCTTCCAGAACCGTGGCCGTGGCCGTGATGGGTTGAAAACACGCAAGCTAATTGCAGCGGCTATAGAAGCAATGCTTAGGGAAAAGAACACATGACTGAAACAGAACGCAAGCTAGACCTTCTGCTAGGCGATGCTTTAGCAGAGAACGAACGACTCAAACGCGAACTAAAATACCAAGATGCCCGAGAAGGCCACATCGGTACGCACGGGCCGGAGTGCTGGACGTTTGGTCCACGTCACTACGAATGCGCAATCCGACACATCAACTCAATGACGGACGACGGAAAATGACTGACAACGTAAATAACCCACCGCACTACACGCAAGGCAAGATTGAGTGCATCGAAGCAATACAGTCTGCGCTAACCGAAGAAGAGTTCCGGGGCTACTGCAAAGGTAACGCCATGAAGTACATCTGGAGGGAACGGCACAAGGGTGGCGACGAGTCTTTGGCGAAGGCGCAGTGGTACTTGGGCAGCTTGGGCTGCGTACCGTAATGAACTCCCTAGCAGAACTCTTTGCAGCGCTTGAGCGTGTAAACCACCTCATTGATGTAGAGAACAGACCGCTAACTAAGAGTGCCAATCTGTACCGAGAGGAGTTTGTAGACTACCTAGCGAGCATAGACAATGACCCGATGTACATATGGCATGATACCTTGGACGACATAGAGAGTGATGTGCTGTATACTAAGCGTGTCCTGAGGGTAGACCGAGGCGAGTGCTACCCATCACGGGTTGCTCCCCATGATATTGAGCGTGGCAATCCCCTTTCTGCGGGCAGGGGAAGCTCTGATAAGTTCACGAATTGCAATTGGAGTATACTGAGGTTTGTATGGTAACCATAAGGTCTGTATGACAGGTGCTGAAATTGAAGAACTGATGTACCTCTCTGTTACTGTAGTGGGTGGGTATCCCGCTGGTGTGACCATGAAAGACCTCCACCTGCGCATGGCGATATCGCTGGACAAGGCGCAGAAGCTCATGCAGATAGCCCGCAGGAAAGGTCTTGTCGTCATAACGGGGAGCGGGGCGTCAGCACGGTGGGCGTCACCGGTGGTCGCTGCGGAGATAACCGCTGGGCTCAAAGCGAAACGTGCAGAGCAGCACAAGAAGTGTCGAGAGGGGCGTCCCGCACGGGAGGCTGCAAGGAGGCTGGCAAAGTTGACACCCCCACCACCTAAGCCAAAACCTACACTACCACATACACCCAACAGCGTATGGCAACTGGCAATGTTCATATGAAGCCAACCAAGGCAGCGAACGAAGCGATCAAAGACGCACTGGTGGTAGACCTGTTGACAATGCGGTCGCACGTACTTACACTGGGTGACGCACACATCGAAGATGCTTGGGCGGGGATCGAAACCTTCTGCGCCATAGCACTGCGGGTGATGGCAAAGACCAACGCAAGCAAGCTGCGTAGTGAGATGATGACTGTAGAGATCGCTGCCCGGATGGCAGGGGTCGAGGTACTTGAGTGATACGGGGGTAGGTGCTGTAAGACGGGTTAGCGCCGTCTGGGCCTTTCTTTTTGTAGAATCCACTGCTTCATGTGAGCGGCACCCACCCCCACCTATGCTATACTCCACAAGCTCGCGGAGGAGTCGTCTATGCCGTACAAGGACATGAAGGACCGAAACCACCAGAAGGAGTACGCCGACTTTCTGGCGAACGGTGGGCGGGAGAAGCAGTCAGAGCGGCAACGTGCGCGTAATGCGTTCGATAAGCTGAATGGCAAAGCTGCTCGCAAAGGTAAGGCACTTGATCACATTAAGCCGATCAAGGATGGTGGGAAGTCTACTGGTGGGAACGTCCGGTTGAAGGGGTTCTCAGAGAACAGCAGTAGGAACTTCAAAAAGCCTGGGATGAAAATCAAGGCTTGAGGTAATCCCTTCGGGGGGTGGTGGGCCTAACCTACCTTATAAGAAGCTCGATGAGATGTCTCATTCGGGCCGTTACTCCATTTACACTAGGAAATAATATGCAACAACTTAGCCTGAAGTTCGACACGCATTGCATGATTGATATTGAAACCTTGGGCACTCGTGCA